CTTCATGAGATTATGGCGAGGAAAGTTGAGCAGAATTGCAAAGCTACTAAAAAGCTGAACACCTTCCGTAAACCCACTATAAATTGCCATTGTTTTTGCAATGTCAAGTTTAGTTTCCATTCCAAAGTTATTGAGATATTCATGCTTATCTAGCATTGCTTTATGCTCCATAAACTTGACATACTCATCATCACTAAAGCCTAGCGTTTCGAGAAGTAGCGAATATGCTTCTTGATGTACGGCTTCCATTGCAGCAAAAGATGCGAGCATCATACGCACTTCCGGTTGCTTAAAAGTCGGAAGATAGTGCTTTGCATATCCACAGCATACATCAACATCAGCCTGCGTAAAGAATCGAAAGATTGAGCTTAGCAGTTTTTTATTGCCGTCGCTCAGCTTATCTCGATAATCACGAAGATCGTCTGCAAGATTGACTTCTCCGGGTAGCCAATGCATATGCTGCTGAGTTTTATAGTGCTCAAAAGCCCATGGATAGTTAAAAGGCTTATAATATTCGCGTTCGGTCAATAGATTCATTTGTTCACCCTTGGCAAGCTAGACAAGCGTTTTCGTCTGTACTTTCAACTACAAGTTGACGAAGTGCTTCATCAGAAATTTTCTCGGCTCTCTTATACGCTTCGCTACGAAGATAGTAAAGAGTTTTTATCTTGCGCTTCCATGCCATCATATGAATTGCATGAAGTTCCTGTTTTGAGACGTTTGAAGGAAAGAAGACATTGAGCGACTGGCTCTGACAAATGTATTTTTGTCTATCAGCTGCGAGGTCAATAATCCAACGTTGGTCAATCTCAACACCTGTCTTAAAAACATCCTTTGTATAATCGTCCAAAAAGTCAAGATGCTGTACAGAGCCTTCGTTCATCATGATGCTTTTCCATACATCATCATTATCTTGGTCAAGGTCTTGAAGAACCGCTTCGAGATACTCATTTTTCAGAAGACTCGTACCGCTTTTTGTTTTTTGAACAAAAGCATTCGCACGATATGGCTCTATACTTGGACTGGTATTACCACAGATAATACTGCTACTAGCGTTAGGAGCAATAGCCAGTAGATGGCAATTACGCATACCAGTGCCTTCAGCGTCAGGAGCCTCACCACGTTCAACGGCGAGAGCTTTACTAGCTTGAACAGCTTGCTCTTTAATGTGCTTAAACATTGCCATGTTTCTACCTTTTGCAAGAGCACTTTCAAACGGTAAATGATGTCTTTGAAGATACGCATGAAATCCCATTGCTCCAAGACCGATGCTGCGCTCTCGATGTGCACTAAATGCAGCTTTTTCGAGTTCTGGCGGAGCATTATCAATAAAATAGGTAAGTACGTTATCGAGCATTCGAACCAAATCGGGAATAAAATCCTTATTGTCCTTCCAAGAATCATACTCTTCAAGATTTACACTTGAAAGGCAACAAACGGCTGTTCGATGCTTATTTGTTGCAAGAGTAATTTCGCTACAAAGATTTGAGTGATGTACTCGAAGCCCAAGAGCTTTTTGACACTCTGGAATGCTTTCGTTTACCGTATCTTCAAACATAATGTACGGTTCGCCAGTCTCAACTCGGTTTTGAATGAGTTTTACCCAGAGAGTTTTAGCTGAAATTTGCTTTACAACTTTTTTACTGTGCGGGTCAATCAAATCCCAAGAATCATCAAATCCTTCATGCTTTGTTGCGCCTTCGATAAGCTCCATGAAAGTGTTCGGAATAATGACAGCATGATGAAGATTTGTAGACTTTCGATTGATATCTCCGCCAGTCGGCTTACGAACATCAAGAAATTCTTCAATTTCAGGATGTGACATATTCAAATAGGATGCATAGCTTCCTCGACGTGTAACACCTTGAGAGAACGCAAGCATTTCAGCATCGACAACTTTGAGAAAAGGTATAACTCCCGTACTCTCAGAACCCGAAGAAGTCTTCGAACCTACAGAGCGAACATCATTCCAGCAGCCACCAATACCTCCGCCAACAGAAGATAGAAAAGCATTCTCCGTGTAGTGTCCAGTAATTCCTTCTCTTGAATCTTCGACGTAATTAAGGAAGCAACTGATCGGGAGACCACGACTAGTACCACCGTTTGAAAGAATAGGTGTACTAAACATAAACCAAAGATTGCTAGCATAGTCGTATAGTCTCTGTGCGTGCGCTTCATCATCGGCAAAAGCTCTCGCCGCACGTGCGAAAGCGTCTTGAGGCGAATTTTCGCCTGCTACCATGTATCTATCTTGAAGGGTTTTTATGCCAAATTCTGATAGAAGAAAATCTCGCTTATAATTCAGATTCATTCAAAAATTCCTTTATCTTCGTCTCTATCTCTTCGATTGAGTGCTTTGGGAACGTTATTGCTTCTTCACAATAGCTGAGCAAATCCATCAGCATATAGTTTTTAAGCAGCAAGTCCGCATTTTCATTCAGGGTTTGGATATATTTGTATTTTCCTTCAAGAGGAAGCATATCATAGATATCGAAAGCAGAGCCGTATTGATTAATTAGGTCTGTTGCTCTCTTTGGTCCGATTCCTGGTATTCCAGAGATATTATCTCCTTTATCGCCCATCAGAACTTTATAGCTGATATACTGTTCTTGTGGAAACTCAAAAAACTCATCCCAGTTATGTACTGTAGTTTCTTTTCGAGTTACCGTAGAGAATCTAGAAACATTATCATTTACGAGAAGATCCCAGTCTCTATCGCTTGAGATTAGCCACATATCTTCGATATTTAACTTCTCTCTGTGTTTAACAACAAAAGCAGCTAAGTCATCTGCCTCTACGCCTTTGTAGCGAAGAACAAGAAACTTTTCTGATAGAGTATCAAGAGTTTTTTCGTACTCTTGAAAGAATTTCTCCATCTCCTCCTTTTCTTGCTCGCTCTGATTCTCGTATCGCTCTTTTCGGTTCTCTTTATACTCGGGGCAAATAGACTTTCGATAGTAGCTATTTCCCTGATCTGCAGCGATAATGATATTGCTGCACTTATAAGATTGAGCAAGACTTTGAACAGTTCGAACATACTCATCTTCGAAATCAGTTTTACCTTGATGTTTCCAGCGAAAAGCAAGGTTCATGGCGTCAACAACAAGAACATTATTGTTTTTATCCATTATCGTGTCTTTAAATTTAATCACGAACAAACTCCACAGTTTCTTGTTTTAGCCATTCTTCTGCCAGCATTACGTAACAGTCAAGCCATGAGATATACATATGTTTTGTATTTTCTGGCTTTTCTGAAGTAACTACATAAATTTTAGACCTTGTATATTTAAAAAACAATAGAGGTTTTTGTAGCTTAAGTCCCGCTTGCTGTACAATCTTCTCCCACCAGTTTGTGAGATAGTTTGTCTTGTTTGTAAACATTTTATCATTAAGAGGACTGCTCTCGTAATTTTTTACTTCTATACAGTATACATTCTTTGCGTCAGGAATATATAAGTCTCCTTTTAGATAAGAGAGAGCGCCAGAAGCTGGCACTCTCTCAAAGCTAAGTCCTGTTGCTTCTCGCAGTAAGTCTCTTACTAGATATTCACCACGCTGTCCTTTCATTCTTGAATCTACCATTATAAAATGATTCCACTTATCCCTCGGGTTTTTTGAACCTCGATTTTATTGAGAAGAGGGTGAGACCATTGGTGACTTACAATATAAGTATTGAGTTCTTCATTAAGTAGAACATCTACTAACTTCTCTCTTCCTAGCTCATCAAGTACGTTCATTACTTCGTCAAGAAATAGAACATTTATCTTACTTGAGGATAGGCTACTCATTAGCTTTCTTATACCTAAAAGCGTTGCAATGTTAACTCGGGCCAACTCACCTGAAGAAAGTGCGAGAATGTCAATTACATTTCCATTATCAGTAATTTCGACATTCAGCTTATCATTACTCACAGTAAAGTTTAGAGTAAACCTTCCGTCAGACAATTCAGATAGATAATTGCTTGTGAGTTCTTCTAACTCTTTTACAAGATTTTCTATCTTATACGCTACCAATCCATTGGTACTAAATGCTTTTTTGAGCACTTCAAGATTAGCTCTCTTTGAGTTACAGGTATCATAGTCACCCTGAAGAGCTGCCAGTTGTCCTTTAAAAGACTCTGTTTGTTCTTGAATTACAGAAATTTTTGCATTATGAGTTGACCTATCGTTATTTTCTTTACTAATTTTTGCAATTTGTGCTTCCGTAGCTTTAATACGTGCTTTAATTGCAGTGAGCTTTTCTTGAAGCTCATCTTCATCAAGAAGTTTGGTGGGCATATCATGCTTAATAGACCTATACAGATCTTCCCATTCCTTGATTTTTCTATTTCTTAGTAAAGCCCTCTCATTTTTCTCTTGAATTTCCCTAATTTTCGCCTGTATGCTTTTGTAGTTTCCTTCTTGCTCAGTAATTTTTTCTTTTTCTTTATGAATGTGATCGAGCTTGAATTGCTCTGGTACTGATTGTTCACAAGTTGGGCATACATTTCCTAAGTCCTCCATCTTGTCTATGAGCTTCTTAGCAGAACTTACAATCGTTTTAATCTCACCTAGTTTTGCCTGATAGCTATCATAGGACTCTACTTGGTCATCTGGCATCTCCCGTATCTCATTTATCGGAATTTGCCGAAGAAGATCCTTTAATTGATTATTCTTAGAAATCTGCTTATTCGTAGCAGAGATATTGCTTAATTCAACCGCAAGACTATTCATCTCTTCTTGGTCGTCAGAAGAAATAGTTGGCAAGGGTTGTATTTCTTTCGGATTTGTGTCGAACAGTTTATTTGATTCTAGCCATCTTTCGATGGTAACAATTTTGCCTTCTAGTTTTGAAAACTCCTGCTCAACATCTCTTGAAGCAGTTTTAAATACTTCAAAGAGTTCGACATACTGCTCTAGTCCGAGAAGGTCAATAAGAAACTTTTTTCTATTCGCATCAGTTGCTGTTAGAAAATTAAGGCTAGAGTTCGTATTTTGATAAACTACTTGAGAAAAGGTTCGAAAATCAATTCCGAGAATCTCCTCAAGGTTTTTGTAGGTATTCGTCGCGGTATGGCTACTAATATCCTCACCGTTCTTAAATAGTTTGACTTTAATAGTTGCTCCGCGACGAGCTAGGTCGATATCATACTCATCTGCATCTTTCGAAAAAGCTAGAGAGATATTGTATCCTTTCTCAACCAACCTATTTTGAATGTCTGCTTTCTTAATTCCCTTTGAGTTCTTATTGAAAAGAACTTCTTCAAGAATCAGAGGAATAGAAGACTTTCCAACTCCATTTGTTCCAAGAATCTGAGTTATTTTATGTTCTGAGAGATCTAGGGTATTTCCTTCTCCATAAGAAAAGCAATTATCCCATCTCAATGTTTTTAGTGTAATCATTGAACAAGCCTACAATATCAGGTATTTTATCGTCCGAGATTTCTAAAATGTAGGTCAAATACTCAACAAGCTCTTCTGCTAGTGTCATGCTCTTATCAAGCACAAGAGAAGTTTCAATGTTTCGTTTTACTACTTTTTTATCTAGCAGCTCAGTATTTGCTACTTTTGCGAGATCGCGCATATCTCCTTCGAGTTCGTAAATAATATGATCTCGAATGCCAGGAATCATCTCATCTGTATTTCCAACAGTCTTTCGAATCAACTGTGGCATATCTAGCTCAATCCATTCTGGCGTCCAATTATCAATACGAAGAATTCCAGTATTTACTTTTGAGCGGTGAAAGCTCGTGGTCATTGGACTACCCGGATAGACAATATTTTTCTGTGAATTTGAGTGCGCGTGCAAATCGCCTGCAAACACAATTGGAAAACTACTAAATCTATCTAAATCAACTTCTGGTGTAACGTGTGGCGGAATTTCTCCTCTTACATGAGTAAACAACGGAAGAGACTGATTTAGATTTTCGATGGAATTTTTTTTATGAAGCTCGCAATAAGGAAGTATCGAGAACCCTCTTGCATCTTCATAAGTTGAAGTAATTACTTTTACATTTGAGTTCAAATTTGTACTTACATCAGAAAGAATTGTAAGAAAACTACTATTCTTCTTTGTTGCTTCATGATTTCCATCATATATAATTGTCTCGATATTTACGCTTTTTACAAACGAAAAATAGAGCTCCAACTCATCAAGAGTTGGAACCCTATCAAATATATCTCCACCAATTATATGTAAATCTACAGTCTCTTCCAGCTCTTTTAGCTTATCAAAGAAACTCTGGTATCGAGAACGTGCCCAGCTAGTAGGCACGTTCTTTTGACCGAGCTTGATATGCCAGTCAGCTGAGAACAGAATTTTCATGCTACATCGAAATCTTCGTCAATAGTTTCATCGGTATTGCTTTCGCTCGCACCAGTCATCATACGCTCAAGGTACTCTTTCTGCTGGTCGGGCGTGGGGCGCGAAAGAAGCTCGTCAATCGGAGTTGCGGCTTCTACAGCTGCACGCTCTTCGGCGGTCAGCGGGCGAATGCTCTTTTGGCACTTCAGCGTTTGCAGCGTATATTCTACGTTGTAAACATTGGGGCCGTTCTTTACACGCTTAAAGTGTACGTCCCAGCCTTTTTCCATATCCGTCGGATCACCAAGATCCTCTGCAGCAACACGAATCTGATCCATCAACTTCTTCTTCAGATTGAAGATTTTAACTTTGCCGTCTGCAGGGTCAATACACTGAATCGAATAAGACCACGAGCACTTCAGGTCAGGATAGTAATCCTTTACCCAGTCTTTTTCAGCATTTGTAAAACGCTCGGCGTTGCGATCAAACGAAAGACATTCCATCGGAATATTTTTATCGTTATCTCCCTTTACCCAATAAATATAGCGAGGAAGAAGATCGCCAAAAAGACGTACACAGTTATCGCCCGCTTTGTAGGCGTACTGATCAAGACTATTTTTCTTAGCGGAGCCCGAAGAACTTGTAAATTTAATACCCATTTTGATTTCCTAGTGAAGAACTTCTTCCCAACAAAAGTATATTTTATCGTTTTGTATGGTAAGTAGTTTATTGTTGCTTAAGGACTCCACCGATACAGGACATTCGTATACCGATAGAGTAGTTTGTTTTGTGACTTTATATTCATTATAATTACGAAAACTTGCTAGCGCCACATATTCTGCAAGTTTTTCATCAGGATAGACATCTCGTGCAGTAATTAGCTTTTTTGGGTTTAGCAAAAAAGAATGTCCTGCCCAGTTGACAATCGACATCTTTTTGAGATGTGCATCATAATGATTCTTTGGAATCGGCTTAAAAGTAATATAGGCAATGATATCCATCACTTTATGAGGAAGTGCTTGGGACTCACGAAAAACTGTAGGCCAATCGAAAAAAATCATTGAAGTATTCCCAAAAAAGATATTATACCGGATCGAGCAGAGAAAGTCAAGAACAATTTTTTACACAGGTATAAAATTGACTTGGTAACCTTCTTTGATGTAATGACCCAGACGAAACTGGGCTTGTTTTTCTGCCGTCTTTCCACGAAGATTGATATCAACAATTACAGGAGCCTTCTTATTCGGGTACTCTCGTACAACCCGTCCAATCAACTGTGTGAGAAGTGGGGTGTTATTTACTGGAGTTGCAAGAATAAGACAGCTCAGAGGATTTACACTGATACCTTCAGAAAAGATACTTTGTGTTCCAAGAAGAATATTTACTTCTCCCGCATTAATTTTAGCTATTTTGGCTTGCCTATCCTCTGTAGAGTTTTCTCCTGTGATAATCTCACAATAATCTCCAAGAGTTGCAGCAATTCGTTTGAGAAAATGAACTCGATCAGATAAAAGAAGAATTTTATGGCCCTTTTTATGATAGGCGGCTGCAAGAAGTGCGATAAGCTCTCCATACTCTTCTTGGGCGACAAGGTCATTTACTCGAAGTGCCCAAGGAACTCTTGCTCCATCCATAAATCGAATCTTTGACTGAATGACATCGACTGAAGGAACCATGTAGTTTTCACGCGGAGGCGTGAAGCGGGTTGTTCCAAAGTAGTCTGGTAGCAGTACATGCCTCCCATCTTTGCGTTCTACTGTTCCAGAAAGCCCAATCTTATAACGAGCATAGCTAGCATCTACAATTCGATTGAAAGTATTTGCAGGAATATGATGGCATTCGTCTACAATAATCGTTCCGAATTCTTTTGCTAGATTCTCTCTTCTTTTATAAAGAGTCTGTACGTTACCTACAACGATAGGAGCATTAATATTAAAAGTACCACTACCGATAACGCCTGGGTTAATTCCAAATACTTTTTTAATCTCAGATTCCCACTGCGTGCGAAGAGCGATTGTATGTGTAACAATCAAAGTCTTCTGCCCTAGTTTTGCTGCAATAGCGAGAGCTGTAAAAGTCTTGCCCCACGAT